GCTGAAAAGGCTGTATTGAATATAGGTGACTTTATAACTATCACATTTAGCATGATGGCTAAATCAGTTGGTGAGTTCTTTGAAAACATAAAAGAAAAGTTAGCCGCAAGTGGTATTGGTGACTTTGCTAAAACATTAGAAGATGGATTTATCAAAGCAGGACAGTTATTAGAAGATGCACTCACAGATGCAGTATTAACAGGTAAAGCCAGTTTCAGTGACCTTGCAGACCATATTAAGAAAGTGTTAGCCAAAGCACTTATACAAAAGTTTATTACAGGACCAATATTAGGACTTATGGGACTAGCAGATGGTGGACCAGCAAAAGCAGGAACTCCGTATGTTGTAGGTGAAGAAGGACCAGAACTATTTGTTCCAAATCAATCAGGGACAGTTATTCCAAATGACGAAATGGCAAGTGGCGGTAGCGGAATGGGAATGGGCACTCAAGTAACGTATAATATAAATGCAATTGATTCCAGATCTTTCGAGGCTCGACTTGCGGAAAATCCCGAATACCTGTTTAACGTAACGCAAGTAGGTGCGAGGAGGCAACCAGCATAATGAGTTTACAAACAATTATAGACAACGCAACATACATTGACATAAACAAAGGTAAAGTTGCCGCTCAATCAGTAAGTAGAAGTGGAGTAATCCTAACTGCCGAAAGAGCAACAAACGTGCCATACAGATTCAAAGTAGGCATGCATAGTGGATTAACATACAGCACTAACAGAGGATTGTTAGAAGATATTGATGCATTGGATGTTACAGAAGAAACCACAATTGATATTGGTGACACAAACAGCGGTTTGTCATATCTTACTGCTTATCAAGGTGGTGTTACTAGTGGCACAATGACATTAGTAAGTGTCTCAGGAAGCACTATAAACGTCAATGCAAGTGGTGTTAGTGGAAGTGGCACATTGTTCAAGAAAGGTGATTACTTACAGCCAGTGGGCAACACAGGCGCTTACAGATACCCTTATCAAGTAACGGCTGATGTTAGTTTTAGCACAAGCAGTAGTGTAGCAATTCCAGTTCACAGACCAGTTATTAGCCAAGACGGTGTAACAATGACTAGTGGTAACATACTTACTGGTAAAGATGTTCACTTCAAAGTTAAATTGACAAAACGACCTGGATACAGAGTAGTTCCACATGATAGAATACAGTTTCAAAGTGCATTTGAAATGGTCGAAATAATTACAACATAAGGAAAACAACATGGCAACAAGTATACCTCCAGTTACCGGCACAAACAACATAAAACATGCAATGTTAGTAGACCTTACATTGGGTGCAACAACGTATTACATAAGTGGTGCATACAAACCAGTTACATATGATGGAAACACTTACACAGAGTTAGGCAGTTTCTTAGGTGTTAGTGAAATACCAGAAGACATAAGAACAACAAACGGTGACATACAACTTAGTTTAAGTGGTATACCAAGTGACCAAGACTATATGGGTTTGATATTAAGCACAGCAATTAAAGGTGGTGTAGTCAAAATACACAGAGCATTCTTTAATGATGATTATAGTGTAGATTCCGCAAATGTGTTTCAACGTTACAATGGAATTATAACTAATTACAGCATCAGTGAAGACTACAACTTCGTTGAAGGCAAGAATACTAATAGTGTTGCAGTTAGTTGTGCAAGTGTAAACACCATATTAGAACAAAAAGTAGCAGGACAAAGAACTAACTTAACAGATAGAAAAAAATACTTCCCAACAGATAACACTTTTGACAGAGTAGCAGACTTACACAATGTATCATTTGACTTTGGTAAAGAATATAGTGCTAGTTCTGGATACGGTGGTGGCTACGGTGGTGGCTATGGCGGCGGAGGCGGCGGAGGCGGCGGCTATGGCGGTGGCTTTAGATTTCCTGGAATGATGAGATAATGATTAGACGAGCAACCATACAAGACTATGACAGCATAATGGCAATGATGATTAACTTTGCCAACAGTTCACCTTATAGTGCTTTACGCAATCCAGAATACAATGATATGTATATTAGAAGATTATTGGATAGTTTTGGAAAAGAAGGTTGCATACTGTTAGGTGAAAAGAACAACGAAGTAGTAAGCATGTTGATAGCACAAATACAAACAGATGCATGGTTACCAGAAATAAAAACAATGAAAGAAGTTGCGTGGTGGGTAGAACCAGAACACAGAATGTCATCATTGGGTTATAGATTACTAAAAGAATATGTGAAAATAGGTAAAACTCTAGTAGAAGAACAAATTATAGAAGGTTTTACACTCACAAACATGGAGATATCGCCAGACTTTGATTTAGAAAAACGAGGTTGGCGACCTATAGAAACAAATTATATATATGAGGGTGTGTAGATGGCGGTATTTAGTTACATAGCAACAGCAATTGTAGGATCAACTTTATTTGGTTCTGCCATGTTAGCAACAATTGCCACAAGTATTATTAGTGCTGGATTAGCCTTAGGAACAGCAAAAGCATTAGGGGTAATGGAACCACCTAAACAGCAGGAAACAAAAGATCCAGGTGTTAAGATACAATTACCACCAAGCACAGACAACAGAGTTCCTGTGTTTTATGGACAAAGTTTTACTGGTGCAATCATTGTGGATGCAGAAATCAAAAACCAAAACAACACCATGGTGTATTGTATGGTTATTGGTGAGAAAACAGATAGTGGCACAATCACTATCAATGACATTTACAGAGATGATGCAAAGTTAATCTTTAGTGGAGCAACAGTTACTGGAGCAACAGATCCAAATGCTACTACATCAAACAACATTAATGGTAAGATACGTTGTAGAGTATATGCAGGCGGAACAGCGGCAAGTGACCAAGTGTTTCCTACAACTGGTGCAGTAGCGGCTACCACATTAATGACCACAATTGATGCAGGCACAAGTTATGCAAACTTAGTGTATTCAGTTATTGAAATGGATTATGATGCTGAAAACGGATTACAAGGCTTGGGTGCTATTACATACGACATCAACAACAGTTTAAATGAGCCTTCAAACGTTCTTTTAGACTACTTACAAAACGATAGATATGGTGCTGGTATCAGCACTGCTGATATTGATTTAACCTCGTTTAACGACCTCTACGACTATTCTACGGCTAATGTTGAATACAGAACTGCCACAGGTAATGTTGTAGCAGGACACCCTAGATGGCAAATTGATGGTATGTGTTCAACCTACCAACCAGTAAAAACAAACATTAATGAAATATGTAGAAGTTGTGCGGCATACTTTGCTTACGATCCTAAACAAGGTAAGTTCAAAGTTGTGTCTAACAGAGCGGCTACTACTGCTGAAAAGAATGCGGCTTATGTGTTTAATGATGACAACATAACCAGTTCAATTGATATTACGTCAACAGAATTATTCAGTTTATACAACAGTATTGATGCTGAATATCCTAGTGTTGACAAAAAAGACCAAACACAAACCATTGTGATAAGCACACCAAGTGGTGATAGAAACAACAATGAGCCAGACAATCCACTAGACACTAGATTTAACTTAGTTAATGACAGAAGTAGAGTGGGTAACTTAGCAAACATTGACCTTAACCAAAGTAGAACAAGCACAGTTATAAACTTTACAGCAGACTATAGTGCTATTGTTAATGATGTAGGTGATGTTGTTAAAGTTACAAGCAGTCAATACGGATATACAAACAAATTGTTTAGAGTTATGCGTGTTACAGAAGTAGAAACGCAAGATGCTATGTTAGGTGCTAAGTTTACTTGTATTGAATATGATGATTCAATATATACTCACACCGTATTGCAAAGTGACGGTGCAGTAGGAGTAAGTGGTATTCCTAATTGGTGGAATATATGGGGTGGAATAGGTAATATTCCTATTATTGGAGATATTTCAATAACTGATCCAACAAGTGCTACAGCAAATACTGTGAATCCAGGTAATGGTAATGTAGTTGGCTCACCAAATGCTTTCGACACTATCGATTGGCCCAATGTTATTATTGGAGGTGAAGGCGGACAAGGCGGTATTACATCTACGCCTGAAACACCATTAGCACTTCTTCCAATCCAAATACCAGATGTTCCTGGACTAGATGAAATAGAAATTGAAATAGAAACCAGCGCCAATAGTGCTTCAAAAATTCCAGTTATAAACAAAACTAGATTTAGAAATCCATTTGGTGGTAGTTGGAGTCCTTCAGAAATACCAATATTGGCTGTTCCTATACCAGAAGCACCTGCTAGTGAAGATGACGATGGCATACCTTTGCCTAATTTACCTAATATAATAGATCCTAAGTATAATATAAAAGTATTTGGACACGGTATTGGAGAAGCGGGTAGATTTACTACTTTGCCTTCAGCAACAGTTCCAGATATTTCATTGCCTAATAAAGGTGGTATTCCTGGACCGGCATTAGCCAGTCAGGCGGCAGGATTCAAAGTTGATGAAGCACCTCCGGCACAAGTTTTACCAATGGCAGGTGATTTAACTTATACTACCACAGGAGCATTTACAGGAAACACTTTGACATTTAATGAAGAAGGATATCCCAATTTAATTGTAGGTGGTATATTAAGCGGAACTGGAATTACTCCTGTTACTGTGATAACAGCAGTTACTGGTAACAGCAGTATTACTACAAATTTAAATGTTAATGTATCCAGCGGTGCAAGTATAACTGTAAACAATGCTATTGCTACTGCAATAGGAGAACCAGCAAGTTTAATTGGGACTCCACATGTGGCACCATTAGGTGGAGTAAATTTAGGACAATATGGATTAAAAAGTGATTTTCAACCTTTAGGAAGTCTCGGAGCAGGTGGTGGAAAATTAGAGTTAGCAATGTTTAATACAATTGACTACACAGAAGTTCATGAAGGTAATAATCAACCTACCGGAAGCAACATAACAGATTCCCAATCAACACCAGTATTAGAAGCAAACTTTGGAACTGCTATACCGCCGTCATTAATCAGTAATGGTGTATTAGAAATAAGTGAAGCAAGAGGATTGGCAGTAGCCCAGGCGGCTGGTGTTACTACAACTGGTAAGAAGTATATACCAAAACAACTAACATCACAGCCTGGTGCAAATAGCACATTATATCCGGGAACTGGCGGAATATCTAACTTTACATTAGAAAGACTGCGTGAAGGCGATGTCTATAGGGACTTATTTTAAAATGCAAACTCAATCATATATACTTTACAATTCTGTTACAGGAAAAATACATTCTAAACACCAATTTACTTTACGGCAAGCACAAGAAAACTGCAAAAAAGGTGCTAGTATAAATTTAACATATGGTCTAGAAACTGAATTAGGTTTTGTTTTAAGTATAGAAAATAATTATGTGGATGTAAATGTAGATCCACCAGTAGTAAAAATGGGAACACCTGCAACAGTTGATTATGTTGCAAAGCATAGAGCACAAAGAAATACAAAATTAAGTGCAACAGATTGGACAGTAGGTGTTGATTCACCCTTTAATGATGCAAAGAAATTGGAATGGCAAACATATAGACAAGCATTAAGAGACATAACGTTTGGACAATATATGACTTGGCCTACTCCACCACAATAAAGATATATAGGAGAAAGATATGAATATAAGTTTAAAAGGTTTGATTTTACAAATGTGGGATGCCGAAGGTAATTACAACGGCCCTACAAATAGAGTGCTAGTGTTTAATGGCTTACCATACAATATAGATGATTATGCCGCAGAACATGGCTTTACATTACCAGATGCATAGGAGATAAGATGCCTTTAGGAAGTAGCAAAATAGGATTATATAAGGACCACTTAGGTGGAGCCGGAACTGCCTTTGTGCGTTCAATTACAATAACACCAACAATTAGTAATCATGATAGTGCCGCAACATATGGCACTGGATATAAAAACAAAGTTGTGTATGGTATTTCTAGTAATATTCCTAATGCTACAGTGAACTACACATTAAACAATGCCAGTAACAGTATGTTTGCTAATGGTGTTGTGTCAGGTAGTTTTACTTTTGATGGTAATGGCGATGCCAGTCTAACTTATGACATGAACGTTTGGGCCAATTATGCAAATACTTCAACAGACATAAATTTATCAATTATAAATCCAAACGGCAATTCAACATTAGCAACAGGTGGTAATATAACGTTAGCACCAGCTAATACTTTTACTGCAAACAGTGGTAATGCCAGCACATTAAATGACCATACAGTTCATATATTTGATAGTTATGAAACTATCACAAACAGCACATTTTCAAGTGCAAAAGTATGGGATGATTTACAAGTTACTAGTGTAGGAGATACTGCAGATCCATTCAATTACGTTACTGCTATCGTTGTAGGAGGCGGTGGCGCAGGTGGTCCAAACAGATTCGGCACAGACTTATCTTTTGGTAACATTGTAGCGAGTGGAGGTGGTGGTGGTTCTGGTGATGTAATTTATTACAAAGCACCAGCAAATGTATATTCAGCAGGTAATATTTCAATAACACTTGGAGATGGTGGTAGACATTCTTTCCAAGGCGGTATGTCAAATGCCAATTATAGTGCTATCCCAACACCTTCCTCAACAAACAAACCAATGGGTGGTAATACAGTATTTGGATTTCATGAAACACAAAGCACACTAACAGCACATGGTGGTGTTGCTCCTCCAAGTTTCTTAAGAGCAAGTGATTTAAGCAGTTCAACAAGTAGTAGCTTTACGTTCCCTAGTGTTAATTTTGATATAGGTCTAGGTGGATTTAAGGCAAATGCAAACGTTGATTGGACTACACCTTTGGGTGGTAGTGGTGCAACAAATGTTAATATAACATTTGATTTATCAACATCATTAATGAATGCAGGATATCTTAGTGAAGGATTTGGTAATGCAGGATTAAGCCAAGCAAACATTACAAATGTTGGTGCAAGTAGTGAAATATACATTGCAAAAGCACCAGGTAATGTAACATCAACTAGTAGTAGAATTGGTGCAAGTGGTAATGGTGTAGCAAAAAATTGGCATGGTAGTCAAGGTGGTGTTGCAGGTAACACAACAGTATTTGAAACAGCAACAATAGGTGAAAAAGCGCCTTTCTATCAAAAGCCTTTTGGTCAACCTGGATCATGGAATAGATTGCATGATACTAGTGGTGTTAAAGTGCCACAACCTTTACCACAAGCAGGTAATGTAAGAGCAGGTGGCGGTAGTGTTACATATTGGAATTTAGGTGGTGGTGGTGCAAGTGCGCCTACTGGTGGTGGTAGCAGATCTACTAGTGGTAATCTTAGTTATA